TCAGACGTCGATATCATGCACCACGGCTTATGGGAATGCGTATTACGCTGCTAAAAAAACACAGACTTTTCCGTCAGGACTGTTCAATAATGCCCAAAAGATAGACATAGGCGCAGCAGTATGGGCTCAAGGCGGACTTTTCAATGTCGCTTTTGAAACATGGTCAAATACTCAAATGACATATTACTATTATTCACCCAAAAGCGAATCACGAAATGCAGGCATATCCTTCATCGTAGAGGGCACTTGGAAATAAGAAAGGAGTTCAGATGAACAAGGGAACAGTAATAAGAACAATATTGGCAATCGCAGTCTCAATCAATACGGCACTTGCAGTTACAGATGTTACATCCTTTGAGAGCGATACTCTCAATCTCATCTACAAGATAGCATCTATGGTAGTCAACTTCATCGTAGTGGCAATCAATACCTACTACAATAACGATTACACAGAAGAAGCGTGTATCGGAACAGGATATACGAGACTCCTGAAAGAGCAGAAGAAGATACAGAACGGAGAAATGATCGGAGAGGACTTCTTTAGCGAGGGGGACAACGATGACGAACACGAAGATATTTAAACAGTATGACTCGAGATATGCAAGCCTGCCATATCCCAACAGTAGTTCACCGGTCTCAACTGATGGTTGTGGACTCGTATCGGTAACGCACTGCATTATCGAAAACCAGAAATATGCTAATTACACACCGAGGGACGTTCTGCCTGTGATGAAACAGTATGCCGTTGCTGGCAGTGGCACAAGGTATATGAATCCCGATGGCATAGCGGCAGGTCTTAAGTACTATGGCATGAAAGATGTCAGAGTAATCGACAATATGGCTGACTTCTGGGAAGAGCTGGATAAGGGCGAGAGAGTTGGTATCATCCTCTTTGACAGTGGTAACGGACCGGACGGGACTCGCTGGACTTCAGCTCGACACTTTATAGCCTTTAATCGGTATGAGCATTCAGGCGGCAAGCACTGGCTCTATATGAAAGACTCCGGCGGACGTGATCATGACGGCTGGTACACATATGAGGGATCCATGAGAGGATGCCTTTTTTTAATGTGGACAGCTCGGATCCCGAGGAACGGATGGAGAAAGTACGGAGCCTGGTACTTCTATAAGGATGATTCTTTAGTCAAGAATGGCTGGGCTCAGGACTCCAAAAATAAGTGGTTCTATTTGGGATCCGATGGCAAGATTGTAACTTCTTCCTGGGTCTTCTGGAAGAATGAATGGTACTATCTTGGAAAGGCCGGAGAAATGCTGACCAACGGCTGGGCTAAGGACTCCAAGGGTTGGTGCTACGTCGGATCTGATGGCAAGATAGTCAAATCCACCTGGATCAAGTACAAAGACGAGTGGTACTGGCTTATGGATAACGGCTATATGGCCGAGGAATCATGGGTCAGATGGAAAGGCGCATGGTACTACCTGAAGAAGGGCGGAGTCATGGCTGCAGCAGAGACCCTTGAGATCCAGGGCAAGTCCTACACGTTCGCAGAAAACGGTAAAATGAAATAGTCAAACCGGGGCAGGGCATAATAAACCTTAACTAAATAACTGAGCAAATCTTGTGGCAATCGCTCTGCCCCTTATTTATAGGAGTAATAGTAATGAATGAACACCTCATCGAGATTATAGCCGTGGTATTCGGCTCACAAGGTCTTTGGACACTAATAAATAATGTGTACCAAGAGAGGAAAAAGAAGAAGAAGAAAACACCTTTTGAACTGATGGTGCTCGCTCTTGTGAGAGAGAAACTCCTGTATCTGTCAAAGCAGTATATCAAGATGGGCGGTATCCCGGAAGACGAAGTATCGGCGTTCAAAGAACTATACAAATCCTACATAGAAGCAGGGGGTAACACTAACGTAAAAGAGTTAGGCGACAGAGCCAGCACCCTGCCGATCATATTTGAGGAGAATTAGAGTATTTCATAACATATCTCCTTTTGCCCGGGGTTGCCCCGGGCTTTTTTTAGTGGTATAATAAGTATGCTCTCCTTTCGAGGGCACAAAAGGTAATGAAGAGAGAACCGGGCGAAAGCCCGGTTTTTTCGTGGTACTATTTTGGTACTAAAAAACTGGAAAAGTAGCAAAAAATACGGAATGAGACGGACGAAAAGCCTTGATTTATAAGGATTTAGCATAATCTGATACGCTTTCAAGCTCCATAACATACACACACCTTAAAGCCGATAGCCCTTGATTTTCAAGGGTTTTCTGCTATCTAAAATCATTTATGGTACTAATTTGGTACTAAAAATAAAAAACCGCACATAAAATGCGGTTTATCTTAATTGATTCAGTCTGTCAACTATCTCTTTCTGTTTAGACGGGAACAGGTGGGAGTAAACTCTTAATGTCACTGAAGAGTCTCCATGCCCCAGCCGATCTGATACCAGCACTACGGGTGCTCCCATGTTTATAAGTAGCGATGCATGAGAGTGACGCAGATCATGGATGGTTATCTCTGGAAGATCTGTTTTTCTTATGCGGTCCCTGAATACCTTCTGCACGGCATTGGCATTAGATACAAACTCGAACAGCCTTCCCGACTTATCATATACCTTGTCACTGTATTCCCTCAGCTCATCCATGTAAAACCCAGGCATAAGAACATCACGCACAGAAGATTTTGTCTTCGGGGAGTAAACGATGTTCTGGCCATCTACACGGACCATGTTCCTGCGGATCCGGATGATGTTGTTCTCCCAGTCTATGTCATTGAATGTAAGGGCAAGTAGTTCGCCTATCCTCATGCCGGACCAGTACAGGGTCTCATATAGGATATATGCTTTTGGATCCGTTATTGTCTCCATGAAGCTGTCATACTGATCTTTCGTCCAGAATTTCAGTTTCGGTGGGTCTTCTTTGACCTGAAATCCAGCCTCTGACGCAGGATTATTAGTCAGCTTATAATATTTCCGCCCAAAGTTATATATGCTTGAGAGGACCACGTGGCGCCCGTGAAGGGTATTCCCGGAAGCGGTATCATATTGGCTGTTCTGCCATTTGATAACATCTAACGGAGAGACAGAAGCAGCAGGTCGTGATCCGAAGTATGGTTTTATATGATTATCTATCGCCTGCTGATATCCCCTGAGAGTGGTAGGCTTTACACGGTTCTTCTTAAACTCCAGGAACTGATCGCAAAGATCCGAAACAGTTATGGAGTCATTCTTTCCACTTGCTTTCTCAATGAAGGCCCTTTCAAACTGTAAGGCTTCTTTCTTGGTTTTGAAGCCTCTTTTCTTCTTTACTTTTCTTTCACCCGTCCAGTCCTGATAATAGAATTTGACAAACCATGTGTCTCCATCCTTATACGCTGGCATAGGTATCCCTCCTATCTGTTATGATATACTCCCACACACCGACCGATGATACGGATCTGATCAAGTGTAGTAGCTACCGGACTGTAATCAGAATTACATGGAATAAGCATTACAGAATTATCATTGATATATACCTTCTTTAGAGAAGCTTCACTAAGATCAAGCCTTTCAACAGCGTATATATCTCCATCATTAAAGTAATCATCCTTTTTTATAAAAGCAATGTCACCATCGTAGATCTGGGCGCCTTCCATAGAATTGCCTTTTACCTTCAGACAGAAATCAGCATCCACCTGAATATCTATTATAAAGCTACCCTGGAAGTCATCCTGACAGTACACTCCATCCCCAGCGCATACAACACCAACAATAGGAAGCTTCTTTGCAGATGGCATGATAATGTTGGATGAAGAGGGAGCTGCGTTATCATCCATCCCCATTAACTCTTGCGGAAGGACGTTGAATATTTCGCATAGTTTCTCTATTGTGCTCCTTTTCAAGTTCACGACTCTGCCAGTTTCATATTTATTAATGGCGGCTTTTTTGAGGCCCAGTCTTGCTCCTAATTCCTCCTGGGTCATGCCACTCAACTCTCTTAACTCTTTGATCTTTTCTCCAGTATTCATTATTCCTTTATCTCCTTTTAAAGCGTTTATAGTGGCGAGTATCTATATTTTATCACAAATATTCTTATTTTCAAGAAAAAATATCTTGACAAGACACTTTTGTTGTTATATTATTGTGGTGTCTTAAAAAGATACTCGAAAAGGAGGACCAACAATGAATAAGCAGTTGCTTCAATCATATATAGTAAAATATGATGGGAACCAGAAGAATTTGGCTGAAGCCCTTGGTATTAGCCTATCCAGACTAAACGCTAAGATGAACTGCTATGGAGGCGCTGAGTTTACTCAGTCCGAAATGGCTTTCATAAAAGCACGTTATGGTTTAGGAGACGAGGAGTTCAACCAAATTTTTTTTGCTAATTTAGTATCTTAAAAAGATATTCACCTGTTATAAACTACGTTTACAACAGGAAGATTCCTCTTGACAGAGGAATCTAAAGAACCATAGGAGGATAAGGAAATGAACAAAGCAAGAAGAAAGAAACTTGAAGAGGCAAAGTATCTTTTGCTGAAAGCATCCGAGATTATAACGGAATGCTATGAAGAGGAGGACGAAGCTTATGAGAATCTCCCGGAGAGTCTCCAGGACTCCGAACGCGGTGAAGCCATGCAGGAGTACATCGAAGCTATGACGGACGCCATAGAAGAGATCGATGATATCAGAGAGGATCTCATTAGGATCATCGATGAGGATATGTAAGAGATATTGGAGGAGGTACTGAACAATGGCTAAGATCAAAGCAATTATAAAGAGACCTGATGAAAAGGTCGGTCACATGACATGGATATCCGATACGCTGGAGAATCTCCAGAGAACAGTAGGCGGATACATCGAAACAGTAACCTTCGGGGATATGGTCATCATATGTGACGAAGAAGGAAGGCTGAAGAAGAAGGAACCCAACTGCACAATAGGAAATGTTTCTTTCGTGGGAACCATCATAGCGGTAGGTCAGGACGGAGACGAGTTCGCTGATGTGCCCATAGACATGACGGGATGGAAGTTCCTTATAAAGTAGGAGGCTGTCATGTTGCTCGGAGTAAAAGAGGTGATGTCTCTGCTGGGTATCGGTAGGACTCAGGCTTACAAGTACATAGCAGAGCTTAACCAAGAGCTTGAAGAAAAAGGGTACCTGACTGTAAAAGGGAAGGTGCCGAAGAAGTATCTTGAAAAAAGGTTTGGATTAGGAGGCTGAACATGTGGGATGAAATTTTGCGAGGGACGATGAAGCTGGCATGGGTGTGGATCCCATTCTTCGGGCTCCTCATAGCTGCAGGAATCTATGAAACAAAGAAAGGGATAAAGTAATGAATATAATGGATGTTCAATTCAACGAGATAAGAGAAAGCTTAAATTCGGGCTTAAACAATCTCTTTCATGCAATGAAGGCAAAGAATACGGATTCCGGATCTGTAACGCTCAAAATAAAGGTGGAGAATGAAAGCCTGATTGAAGAGATTCCTGACCCGGATACCGGGGAAATGATAAATGCGATTACATCAAAGATACCACACTTTGATTATAGCGTTGCAATAGGAATAAATCTCAAGACTCAGATAAAGGGTAGCGTGGATCCTGGACAGAAAGTCGAATATGACAAGGCAACAGGAGAGTACGTATTAGTAAAGGTTAAAACTAATCAGACGGAGATGGATATATGAACGAGGGATATATAAGGCAGAAAACTGAACAACTGGGTTATGACTCCATAGATTCGCTTATGAATTTGTTGGCTGAAGTAGGTCAGGAGATGGTATCGCAGGGAGTCCATGTTGAGAAGATACTTCAGTATATGGGAATGCAGTACAGCACTATTACACGCAATTTGCTTGAGGTAGGCTACGGGACTAATTCACATGAAGAGGGAAAGATTGCACCAGAGCCAACTGTAGAACCTGCAGTCTTTTGGGAGCCAGGAAAGAATACGATAACACTGTACCCCGGGGAAACGTACACACTGAAGATAATATCAGATCAGGAGAAAGGAGCAGCTGAATGATTCTCACGCCAAAAGAGAAAGAAAAGAAGAAAAAATATGTTGAGATCCTCCGTGATGCTTTTACGTTTGATGAAAGAAGCGGAGTAGTCGATATGCGGTACGAAGTAATAGACATGCCGGATGTGTACGAGGAGAATGTTAAGGTGTTCTTTGAAGGCGGAGGGCTCCGAAGAGTAAATGTGACAGGAGACTCGTGCCAGGGAATGTATATCGACATCGGCAGGGCGGTGTACGGCTGATGAGCTGCATTTGCCCGGAGTGTGGAGCTGAGAACTTCAAAGTCGGGAAGATCTGCAGCAAGACCGGTGAGACTGTATGTATAGACTGCTGCAGGAAGTGCGAGAACTACTTCTTTAATGATGCATATTTCGCTCATGGCTGCCGGTATGGCGTTCATGAATGGCATACAAGCATTACTGAAGAGGAAGCCAGGTTGAACAGAATCAGATCCCGGATAGAAGATAAGATACAGCTGCAGGAGAAGATCCTTGAGAGAGGATATCGCAACGACAGAAAGATCGCCAACAGAATCGAAGGTGAAATCACTCGTCTGAGATATGAGGCGTCAAAGATCCAGGCTGAAATGGCATTATGACGATATAAAGCAGGGCCCGGCTCAACTGGAAGAAACAATTATATATATCGGCGATTAGACTCAATCTTATTAACAAACCAAAACCAATGAATCATCAAGAAAGGAGATTACTTATCCTTTTGCTAGGTGATGAGACATTACTTATATTTACGGGCCCTGCTTAATATATAGGAGATCATATGACTAATTTACTAATTAGAGGACTGAGTAAACCTAAAGGGACTAAAAAAATATCTATATGTTTCTATCTTGAGGATGGAAGCATCGAAGGCGTCAATGAGATATGGCCTATTGAAACTGAGGAGATGAGCGACCTGCAGTATAACGCGTTCAGAGACTTTCAATCACTTCTAATAAAGAAGATCGAAGACACAATCTTATATGGAGAAAAGATGGATGAATAGGAGAGAGCAATGTTCCCAAAATATGATATGACATATAGTGAAGTTCTGTACTCTATAGAAGTTGTAGAACAGTTTATATTAGATTTCAATATCCCCATTTCTATAAGGACAATGGAAGATCTAAAATCTATAGAAAAATATTGTAAGGATCTATTAAAGGAAGTATTGAAAGGTAGGACAACCGAATGAATATGAAAGAAACTAAAGAAGAAGGCTTAGAAGTATTATATCGTGTTTCATGCGAGTTAAGTCTACGTGAAGACGTTATACGGACTCCTGGAGGAGTGTTTATCCCTAATGGGATGATAATGAGCTGTAGAAAAGGCAAAACACTAGTGAATAAGATAGAGTTTTCCGGCGGAAAAGTTACCTTTGTAAAGATTCAGAATGGTCACTGGATAAAAGTCTGTCCAGCTGGAATATATGAGTGCTCTGAGTGTCATCAGCATGTTTTGACTGACAGTATAGAAGCATATTCTTATTGCCACCACTGCGGATCAAAGATGGAGAGGAGGACGAACTATGACAACTGCAGCAAAGCATAGGAGAAGATCTAGACGCAGCCATAGAGATATGACTTGGGCGAATAGTTTTAGAAGGAACGCATTCAGAAGAGAAAATGACAAAGCTAAATCAAGCAATATTAAGTCATGGATCCAAGGTATCATGAAAAAAATTAAGCAGCCTGAAGAGGAGGAGTCGGATAATGAGTAGCTTATTCATACCAGGAATGAATAAGCCGGAACGCTGTAGTATGTGTCCGGCATATCACTTGATAGAAGTTCCGAAGACATGGTTAGATCCGGATCCGACATTTAAAGTAAAACTCTTTTGTGCGTTGACCCAGGAGGATATAGAAGATATCAGAAACGTTAACCGCAATTGCCCACTAATAGAGATACCGACTCCACACGGAAGGCTGATAGATAAGGA